GGGGTTTTCAGCGTTTTAGGCACACCTATTACCTTGACGGGATTAGGTGTACCAGGCACGGAACTACCTGATTGAGACCTCTCAAGGAAGTCTCTCCAGTTGACGCACCCGAACTCCCCAAAGGAGAAGACGGACTCCAACTGATCAGGCCAGGAGCTATTCGTCCACTTTGCGTTTCCGTAAAGTTTATCGTTAGTGGCTCCAGGTCCATGGCTAGGCTTGAGACGCCTCTCTCGGATATCCTTAGATACCGATAGAAATACGTCATCAAACAGCCAAGAGGCCGCAATCTTGAATTCCTTCATAAGCGAAGAAGTTCTCAGATTGTCGAACTCACGGACATGTTCCTCGTTCGTGATGTATCGATCGAATGCAGCCTGCTCCCTTTGCATTGTGCAAGGAAGCAGGATTTTCGCTGCAAATCCAGTAATCTGGAGAAGGCAACGAATAGCATCGATCATGGAAGATGACTTGCTGTCATCTTCCAGCCATTCATCACGCAACCGCCCAGTCGACGGTTCAAACACGAGCTCCAAGAATCCCTGTAGAAATACGGGGGTCTTGCACAACCTCTTCCTTTTAAAGGAATGGAAGTGATCGGGAGCTACCTGTCCATCGGCTAAGGCCCTTTGGAGGTCTTTGCCGAAAGCAGGTAAGGTTATCGTTAAAAACGATAACCCTTCGTGTTCAACTCGAGCGAGAAGTGTTTCCACATCTCGCTGGGTGTCGACGCCGCACAAAGTACCAGATTCCTCTAGCACTTTAATGTGGAGATTTGTTAGGCTATTCATAGTTGCTCCTTTCAGGGCTAACTATCCCTAGCCATAACATTCAATCGATCCTCTCTTCACTAATTTAAATTAGTGACGGCTACGCGACGAGTTACCTCGCCGCGTAACCAAGAGAACCCCCACAGTGGGGGCAGTCACAACGAGGGTCATGACCATCACCAGCAGACCAAGGTCTGCCGAAGTGAAGGTCACGACTCCCCGCCAAGAAGTTTGGCGATGTTGGCGTTCGTGCCACCCGAAAGGTTGGCAAGAAAGCCTACAATAATCGCCTGCAGGTCGGCTGGAGTGTACCCCTGAAGGGGTGCATCCACGACCAGTCGGACCGTCGCGCTCACCGGCTTATTGTCGGTGGGACGGAGAGGGTCCGAAGCGAACTTCTTGTTGGTGATCCCAATGGTACGTCGAGTGCGCGTCTTTCCATAGGAATGACGCACATCAAGACCGTTGGAGCCGTCAGAGGAACCAAAAGTTCCAATGCCGACTCCCTGACCGGTTCGCGGAAGCGAAACGGCAGTGCCAGAGATCGTAACGGACTGAGGATCTGCGAATGCCATGGCATTCTCCTTTGCTGTAAGCATGCTCTTCAATGAGCAAGTGATGCATGTCCTGGGAAGACCCCAGAGGCATGACTCCGGATAAGAGGCTAACCAAGCCTCACCAGAGCGTTTTCGGAGCCTTGGTTAGACCAAGAGCTCCGAGGATGGCCCACTGCTGCAGTGAAAACGCATTAGTGTTAAGGCCAAATCCATATGGTGTGCCTCTCACGCGCTCCTTCACAATAACTTGTGTCGTAGTCGTGAAATTCGTCGGATTGTTCGGATGAACCGGTTTCAATCCTTCGATTGCTATCTCATTGGTGAGGACAGAAGTCCTCATCAGATAAGCATAGCGTAGCACAAGGCTGTCGTTGGCTACTTTCTCAGCAAGAGAGATGAAATCCCTCGTGTTGAGAAACCAATCGACTAGCCAGGACCATGGAGTCAGCTCCCAGATGGTTTTCAGAGACAAGTTAAGTCCGAGGAATTGACTTGCCAAACCATAAGCCTCACCAGCAGGACCTAGTTTCTCAAGAAGAGGATCTAGGTAATACTCGAAGGCTCCAGAGAACCAATACTTTTCAGTAATGGACTCTGTCTGAGAAACTGTATAGGGAGTATCCTTTCCATAGAAAGCACTGTCCATAGCCGTATAGGCTTGGGCAGGGTTCTGGTAAGCAGCGTAAGAGTTATGCAAGACACTAGTGCCTTGCATACTCTTAGTTGAAACCACATTCTCTGGAAAGGAATATCGCCGACGCACTGGTCGTCCCAAGTCTCTTTTAAACTGCTCGATTTTGTCACCTAAGGTAACAACATTCGTAGCAAGAGAGACAAGATCCTGAACTGTAGGTACGATTCCGAAGACAACGTTGAGATATTCAGAACCAAGGTTCTGAGAAATCTCACCCTTGCTTTTCGATCCTCGTATAGCCTTCAGTGGGATCTCAGGGAAATCACGAACTGCTTCAACAACAGCTCGGACCAGTGAGAACGTGGACCTAGTCGGCTCGCATCGGGAAATGGCAGTAGTGCCCTTTCCTAAATCGATGCTAGCCGGTTTGATCGATGCAAGCGATTGAGAGCCCCAACCGGTATAGGTTTGACCTATATCATAAGGGACAGTGGCAAGAATGGGACCTTCGTAGAAGGCACCCTTCAAGCCTCTCAAAGTCACTCTACGATGTGAAACGTAGAGCGATTCTTTCCTAGAAAAGAAAGAATGGCCTGTATCATACTTCGGCTTCGAATTCTGTTCCTGGTAATATGATAAAATATCACCAGGGGAATCGAAGGAGGGAGTAGTATCACGCTTACCTCTGTAAGAGGTAACGGTGTCCACCAATTGTCGGTTGTACCCAAGACGGACGTCTTGAACGCCCTGACTCGCAAGAGTCGGAACGAAAACGAGACCGTGAACATCCAATAAGGAGTTCTCGCGAAAAGGAAGATTGCTCTTCCCTCGTTTGGTACTAGTGACATCCATGATTCTCCATATAGATGGTTAAAGGAATTGTTCTCAAACGGGATGCACTGCATACTGAAGAGAACAAAGAGTACCCGAAGGCGGGCGTCGAAACACCCGGGAGGCTCCTAAATG